ATGATTTATGATGATGAGTCAGCAGAAAAGCTTTTTTTAGAGGCCAAAAGCGTTTATGAGGATAGGGGCATGTTGAAATGGTTGACAGGATTCTTTTTATCCGATCACACTGCAGCAATGCAAAAAGATGTTGCTGAACGATCACGAGTCAATGAACAAAAGCCACAGATGTACCCTCACGAAATACAACACGTTTTAGAGCATGCTCGCTTAAAAAGACGCCCTGTCGCAATTCAGCTAGAACAGCTAGATATGGAAGGTAAATATTTAGATGATGTGGTAGGTATGATAAAAGGCTATGACGAATTAGGAATCTACATTGATGATCAAAAAGTAGATTACGATGAAATACGACATGTAGAGTTGTACGACTGGCACAAACGGAGTGAGCTGAAATGAACCCTATTTTGCTCTACGAACAAGGCTATATACCTTTTTCTACATTACAAGACTTATTGTGGGATTTTGGACCAAACAGTATTTTTGAAGTCGGTGAAAAATGTTTTGAGTTTTACTGCAAGAAAGCTAACGGTTTTCACAATTTCGATTTATATATTCTTAGATATGGGAGTGGTTTAAATGATGAGCATGAGTGGTTTAGTGAGTAGTATTAAAATATTGAAGCTTTCCGAACGTCCTTTAGTCTATTTTAAGTTGGATGATCAACCTTGTTTGATAGCTAGTCATTCCTTAAATTTTTTAGCTGATGTGGAAAATGGTATGCAAATTGCTATTGCTGGTGAATACAATTCTAGGAAACAATTTATCGTGAAAAAATACGGCGTGCTTGGTAAAACAAAGATAATGATAGAGTTCGAAAAATTATCAGTTTAATTTTCTATTCTGGATGTTAAAATAATAATGAATTAATTATTTTAACGAAAGAAGGTTTTGTTTTGAAAAGGATAATAAAATACAGTGCAATCATTTTATACAGTAGTCTTTTAGGCTGTGTTGCTCTAAATACTGATTACAATATCGGTTCTCAACATGCTAATGTAGCTTATGCTGCAAAGAAAAAAACACCCCTCAATTCAAATAAATCAATTAAGAAGTATCTAAAAAAACAAACTCATGCTTTGAATATTTTAGAAGTGAATGGATCATACACAGAAAAAGGAAACTATACGGTTCAGATTACTCTTGATGCTGATGCTAACGGAATGAACTATGCTAAAGACCAAGTCATTCAAACAGTTAAAATATTAAACAAAAAGAGTCTTAAAAATTTCTCTAACGTTGGCATTAGTGTAAAAGCCGATATGACTGACGGAGATAAAGGATACGCAATCAAATCAGACTGGGATCCAGAGTTCATAAATTCCAACAAAGCAAAAACAGTTCGATTAAAAAATGTCGATCAACGTGCAAAATCTTGGTGGCAATTAGAAAACTAATTAAAACCAAAAAAACACCCTCCACAACCACCTAAGGCTGTAGAGGGTGTTTGCTTTACTTAATATCGTGATACCAGCGAGTTTCATAGAAATCTTGGAATCCACCAGCTGTGTTACCTTTTGGATCGTTTGTCGCACGCATCAGCACGATGACTGAATGTCCTTTAAGCGGAGCTAGGTCAAATTCTGTTTTGAATCCGACTTGATCATAAGACAACCCGAATGCTTTTTTGACATCTGGACGAGCAATTGGCTTCACTTCTTTTCTAGCCAGTTCTTTGTTTTTCACTCGATCCATAATGATGATAAACTCGTGATTAGAAACTGTAGTGTGCCAACCCTCAACGACAAGTTTATTTCCCACTGGTCCAAATCGGTCTAAGTGAGCTTTGTTTTGTAGAAATTTAGGATCTTGCAAGATTGAAAAATGCTGACCTGCCGTTGTTGGATCAGCTGCTGGAGATGGCTTTGGTGGTTGCGGTGCAGGGCTTGGAGTGCTTCCAGATTTTACTCCAGCATATGCGTCCCAAACCTCCTTATCACCGTAAAATACATTCAAATCTAATCGGCCACTCCAACCATTCAATCGGCCATTTGATGTGTATTGATACATCGCTGTTGATTTCCAGTAAGGAGAAGCTGGCGGATTGGGCTGAGAGTAACCTTGTGGCGCATCAGATCCGTAATTAGCTACCCACAAACCATAATCTGCATTCGCAATGCTACTAAAGTTGTAGCTATTTATGACAGCCGTATATGTGTAAAACAAAGGCTTTACTCCTGTTTTACTTTGAACATGATCTAACCAAGCCTTAGCCCACGCAACATCACCCTTATTGTCAGACTCCCAGTCTAAAACCAGAATAGCTTTTCCAATATAACCTTTAACATTCTTCAAGAAGAAGTCAGCTTCTTGCTGCGCGGTGCCTTGAAAGCCCAGATCATGTGCATAATGGTAGACAGCAACTTTTTTTCCACTTTTAATCGCTTGTTGAAAAGCTCGATCACAATCCGGATTCACATAACCAGTCCCACCGGTCGCTTTGATAATGACAAAATCCGCTGCTACACCATTTGTACCTACATTGATTCCTGATTGCCAACTTGCGATATCAATTCCATTCAATACCATTACTTATCATCCTTTCGTAATGCCTTGTACTCCATTGCATTTTCGCTATCGGAAATCCCTTCAGTAGTTGGGTCTTTAACCACGCCAACTAAAGCCAAAATTAGAAAAACAGTATTGATAACCTGAGTCAGTTGATCATTGATCACCGTGTAATCCCAATTAATCCCAAAGACTGCCAATACTTGCTGCGCCAACAAAAAAAACAGTCCCAAAAGGCTGATCACGAAAACTTTACTTTGTAACCGAATTTTCCAATTAATTTTCATTTGATTACCCCCTAAAAAATTTCAGTAATTCCATCAAGAATGCGAAAACAACACCAGCTCCGCCACCTATTCCCAAAATCATTTTCCACATGTTTGTTTTGTCAATCACGCGTAGTTCGTGTTTGTGTTCCTCTTCTTCTTTGTTACGATTAAGAACTTCTCTCAAAATTTCAGCATTTTGTTCCGATTGACGAGTGTTTTGCTCTCTTAAAAATCGGTTTGATTCATCAACACGAGCAAGCCCTTCATTCATCGTCTTTTGCATTTCTAAGGTCACATCATTTAATCTGCTCAGTTCTTTATCATGCTGCTTTAGCCTGTCTTCGTGCTGCTGAACCTGTGCTTCTAACTCCATCCCCACATGACTACCACCTTCCTACATAAAATAAATAGCCCCGTCAGAAAACGAGGCTAAAAAAATAAAGCTTACTCAGCTTTACCAACGATCTTATTCGCTTCTTCATCCGTAATACAAATCGGCACGAACTCGCGTACTTGGTCATCAGTGAAGCAACCCCAATCGTACATCATTTTAATATCATCAAAATTAAACATTCGCAGCACCTCCAATTTGAGTTTTAATTGTTTCAATTTCTTTGTTAATCGCGACATCATTCAACATTAATTTGGCATTCAGTTGCGCCATCGAATCTGTTTTAGCAGTTAGTGCCGCATTTGATTCTTTTAGGGCAGTGTTATCAACTTGAAGTCCTGTAGACAGATTTTCCAATAATTCAATTTTATTCGAGTAATCTTGTGTGACTGCTTCTTCCCATTTACCCTCTGCAAAATTGAAAAATTGTGATTGATCATTTTCTAATCCTTCAAGCGGTTTTACCTCCACAAACGGCAAAGCTGTAGGAAAATCAGCCGCTACCTCATGAATTTCAAAGCCGATCGGATAAAGAACTTTGTATATTTGTTTCATTGATTATTCCCCCTATAATTTATTTTTGGCTAAGTACGTGACTGTTCCAGCGTACCAGGTATCTTTTGTTAGAGTAGAATGCGCGGTTAAAGTTGCACCGCTTGCAGTAATTTTAACCAAACTTGTAGTTCCACCAGTATTAGTTAAACCAAAATACTGACCTTCCGATGTATCTGCCTGAAAGTCTGCTGCGATCCCCCAAATGATTGATTGATCTTTTGCAAAATCTTTGTCTGCTCGCGTTTTGAAGTTAAATACTACTTGAACCACATCGCCGTAGCGTACAAAGGTAATATATCCACTTGCAATTTCAGTTGGAAAATCTGCGTTGGAATATTTTATAGTAACTACCCCTTTATGAGTAAGAACATTATTCCCTTTTGACTTTACGCCGTCTTGAAAATCCTTTATTCCAAGAACAGTTTCGTTACCGATTGCCTTAACCAATTTTCCATCAACACCGTCAATTGCATTGGCATGAGTTTTAAGATATTTAGGTACTCCATCTTCTTTTAGTTGTACAATATCCGACATTAAACTTCGCCTACTTTCTCAAATGTAATATTGTTTAATCCGTCTAACTTAGTCTTATCCGCAGCCGACATCAGTCCGTTTGTTGAAGTTGTCGCAACAGCAGTTGTAGTAGCATTTGTTCCAGGATCACCCTTGTCACCTTTTGGAAGAACAAAGTTGAACTTTGCAGCTGAAATCGTACCTGCATTGGTAACTGAAGCAGTCGTTCCACTTGTTACGGTTCCTACTGTTATTGTGGCGGCATTTCCCGGATCACCTTTATCTCCTTTGAGTAATGTGGGTTTGCCTTCGATTGCCTCCCAATGTGATTGAGGATAGACCTGCGCCCCATCCTGTTTCACTTTTACAATATCTGTCATTTATTTAAACCTCCCCTACCTTTTCGAACGTCATACTCGGAATCTTAGAGTCTGCATAAGCTTTGGCGTTTTGATAGGCTTCGCTTGCCTTTTGATCGACATATTCTTGGCTCACTCCGCCACCTTCTCCACTGCCAGTTGCAGAAATCACACCAGTGTTACTGATGCTGATATTTGCACCGGCTGTATAGTTAAATTGTGGATCAGCACTTAGAGTCCCATCTTCATCAATACTCAAGCGATTACCAATCTTAATGCCACCTTTTTCTTCAGCCGATGCTGTTGGCAGATTGTACTCTTGGCCGGGCTCAATCACTGCACTGATAACTCCATCTGCATCGATGTTGATATTTTGACCTGCAGAATAATTCTGAAGAAAATCAAGCTTCTGCTTCATTTCAAGAGTAAAGTTGTAGTCAGTTTGCTTTATAGCGGATAGCTTCCCTGTTTCATCAATGGTCAACAGATCACCGATTTTTACCCCACCGAGCTTATCAATGCCAGCGATCGGCAGCACGTAATCACCTGCCCCAGAATTTAAAATCTTCTGATACATTTCAGCAGTGATGATTCCGTCTTCCATCTCATTGGCGTAGGGCAATTCAGTTATGACATTGCCAAGACCAAGATCTTCTTTGGTAATAACTACCGCCCCAATTTTCCCATTTACTGACAACACTTTCGATTGACCAGAAATGATTTTTTCAAGTCCGATAACTGCTGAGATGTGAGTAATTGGAAAGAACTGCCGTTGGACACCCGTTTTCTCATCGGTTTCCATCATTCGTTTTGACTTAGCCATTCTTAAATCACCCCAACTTTCTCAAGAGTGAATACGTTCTGCTTAGGATCATCGACAGTTGCAATCACCAGTGCACCTTCTTCGATTGGGTAATTAATCGAGCTGACTTTTTCGACTTCGTGATTATCTGAGAATAGATCATCCTGTAAAATGTCCACAACTTCGATTTCACCATATTCAATTGTGAAAAGGGCAGCTCTGAGTTTTTGATATAAGTAATCTGCATCAGCCAACAATCGTTCCGAAATAGAATTGTGCCGTGTTCCTTGAATATCCACACGAGCATCCATCAACTCCGCCAACATTGTTCCACCGGGATCAATCCCTTTCAGAATGTCTTTGATTGATTCAAGCCAAAGAAGGTAATCTGATTCTTGACCTGCTCGCCATGATTCAAATGTTTCTTTTTGATATTTGCTCCAAGTCTCAAACTCTTTCTTTCTATCATTCATCCAATCAGTGAAGTCACCCTTGTTTTCATTAAGGAAAGCAATCATGTCGATGATCAAATCTTCAACGGTCTGCCAATAAGACCCCATTTCACCTTCTGTTTTTGAAACAGCACGAACAACAAAATAAGTGAAGTCTTGAGTTGTAGCAATCAAATCATCACCTTTGTAAAAGACTAGATTCGCCGTTTGTTTATGAATAGCCTGCATTGAATACTCATCGAACGTGTACTGTACTTTACCGTTCTTCGCATCTATGATTTTTGCTGATCGTTGCACCGCAGAGTCATTAGTCAAAATTGCTTCAAAGTAGGCTTTACATCCTGTCAGGTCATATGGTTTACCATTCTCAGTGATCAGGGCTTCCATGACTTCCGAATTCCGGTTACCATTTCGAACCGTCATAATGCCAACATAATTGAAGCTATCAGTTGTGCTTAGTGAAACGTTCCATTTTGCCATATATTCATCACTCCTCTCTCAAAATCAGGCGGGATACAAATAGATGCGATTTGATCAGAGTCAAAAAACTCTCTATCGTATTCAGCGACAATCTCTCCTGATTCAGCGTTTTGTTCATAAGTTTGAACGCGATCATTTTCAAGCCCTCTGATTACACCTGTGTGCCCGAAGGTTTGTGATGCACACCAACTTGCTACTCTCGCGCCACGCTTCCAGTTAATGATCGAGCCAACTTCCAATTGGTCATAACTTGGTTCCTCAATAACTGACCAAAAATAAAGAGGCCACTGGTAAGCAGAACCAATATCAGCAGCAGAAAAAACATTTCCATGTCTCACCTTGATTTCATACTTCGTTCCAGCTCCCATATCTGGTCCAATCATTACACCAGCGTATTCCGCACTAAGCGCATAACATTGATGATTGCCAACTGGCTGATTCATCAAACTTTTTAAATGATTCAATCCTTTTCTATCTATCACGCAATCACCTCTATTTCTTCGCTCTTGCTATACATACATCGCCACCATTTAATAACCAACCAAACGACATATCTACGCGTCCTACTCCGACACCGCCAGATTGCATTCCGCCCATCTCGATGATGGATGTAGTATAGCCGTGCCAGTCCTCGGCTAGAATCGCAGTATGTCCATCTGATCCAGCTCCGCCGCCTTGGTTTACAATCAACACGTCTCCGGCCTTCCCTTGGTTTTGAGGAATCTCAGTTAGCCAGTTTCTTGCGCCACGCGCATCACTTGTCATTGAACCTGTGTACCAGCCAACTCCTGGTGGTGTACGATACCCAGCTTTTGTTAAAACCAGCCAAACGAACGAAGAACAATCGGCATAGCCGTTCCTGTCTGGATTTTCAACAGAACCAAATTGTGTTCTTAATGGCATAGAATAATGAAAATAACCTAGTAAACTTTTCGCAGTAGATAAAATACTTCCACCGCCACCAGATGAAATTTCCAAATCTTTGAACTTGTTATACCAATTTACCGCCCATCCTTGACGCTCAGGGTGTGTATTTGCTGGTCGTTCATAGTTTCTTTCAAATGCATACGCTGCTTGAGAAGGATCAGTAATTGCTTTGAATGCTGCTTGAGTAGTTGGTTGAACGATTCCTAACCACTGGCCGTTGTACATCGTCCAATCTAACAACTTACCTTGAGCAGCCATTGTTCGATAATCCTCTGTGATACCAGCTGCAACCATTAAATGTTGGACATAGGTCCGGCCATCGTAAGTAGGAGAACCAACAAGCGGATAAGCCGAGCCATCCCATTGAACAATCCCATAGGCAGGTCCGCCAATTTGAGCGATGTCAGGATTCATTGAAACTCCGGCTTCGCCTTGAACGTTACCCAAGATACCTGCAGCTGCAGCTTTAGAGTAGCCTTTCAAAAGAAGTATCACCCATAGCTCCCAAGCGAACTTGTCAGCTTGAGAAGTGACTCCCGGCGGGTATTCTCCGTTCCAGTTTCCTCCCGGATCAGTACCCCCTCCCTGACCAGGAAACACTTCCTGACCTTTGATGGTTAGTTTGCCTTGAACATCTAGATCACCAAACACTCGCAACTTGCCTTGAATATTCATATCACCGTTATGAATAGTGGTTCCGTTTGCGAGCATGATAAATCCTTTGCCTTTATTTGGTGATATTAAAATGTACTTTCCGCTGCCTTCAGTTCGGATTACCAGTGCGTTATCAGGAATTGGTGTTGGCGTTGAAGCATCAGGAAATGGATTGCCGGCAGAGTCCGTTGTTCCAATCGTTCCAATTTCTTTGGTACCACTCCAGAACTGCATCCCTTTTTTCGTTAGCTCCATTATTTTTTTATTACTGTTAACGACCTGCAATGCACCTTTTACGAGCTTTAATTGATCACCAACAGCATTAAATGAAGTTTCAAAAATATCAGCTCTAATACGCCCTGACTGGATATAATTCGCATTGAAGTTTCCATCAATGGTCCATGCAGTCTTGAAATTCGCTTCGTTGAATTTTCCATCGATGAATCCGATCCCCTCGGAATTTGCAACAAGAAAGTGATTTGAAGTATCGATCGAATCACCATTCATCCAAACCATTTGATACGGTTGCCGGCTTTCGCCTTTTCCGGTGTCCCACGGATTCATCATGATGATCGAGCCACCCTTAGCACCTCGGATAATATCTGACTGCCATTTAGAAACCTCGGTGGATTCATAGAAAGTCATCTTCGTTTCATCGAGTGTCTGCAAAGCATTTTGTGTATTTGAAGCTTGACGAGTAGCTGAGTTGTTTAAATTGTCGCCTAACCCGGTCTCGACTTTTCCAGTTAAGCGGTCAATCTTCACGCTGAAAATTCGCGTTTCATAGTGATAGCCGCGATCTTCTCGATGAATGCGTATAGTATTACCCAACTTATCTGCGCTAAAAATAGTCGATTTGAATTGAACAAGCGGTCTTGAGCAATTCACCAGTTCTTGATAGGTGAGCTGAATCAGTTCAGTCGGTTCCTCGCAGTCTTCAAAAATAACGACTTTCTCACGTTTGCGACGTTTTCCATTTTTTGTAGGAATACCGTATTTTTCCGTCATTTCAGGAATTTCCAAATTGATCTGACCTGTTGGCTTATTGAGAGGATCACCTTTTGACTTTGACCAATAGACTTGATCAAACTCAATGCGTCGGCCATAGCCGTCACCCACTTCTTCTCCTTTACCTCTCCCAATTAAAGAAGTAAATAGATTACTTCGGTTGACTTCTTTTTCAATTGTTAAAGCATTATCGCCGTAATCGTATCTTTCATTACTGTACTCACCGATTTGCCGATGTACTTCAATCCACTTATCAGTGATTCCTTCACCAGTAAGATTGCATTTAAAAAGAATCTCGCAACCTAACGTTTGGAGCATTTTCAGTGCTTCACGAACACTGCAGTAATAAAAATTCATTGATACTTTAGGAAGAGTTGAATCCAAGTAACCAACGCGCCACTCTCCTAACGTATAGTCGATGACTCGTTGAATCGTTTTTTGAAAGAACTCATTCGCAGGTCGAATATCATTGATGATGTAACCTTCAAGCTCATCAGGTCCGAAATTAACCCCAGTAAAGATTAATAGTGAACCTGGATCAGCAATCCCAGCTATTTTGTACATAGAAAAAGACGACCCGCTTTCGCGAACCGCCATATAAACTGCATCCTTAATTTCTTCATCAAACTCGGTGCTGACCGACAATTTATCATTGATCAATTCTTCTTTGTTTGGTGTGATTTCCATTTCTTGAATATTCGAGAATAAATTTTCTTCACCTACTACTTTGATGAGTTTTTGATTGTCATCAAAGAAATAGACATCCTTATCGAAACTTTCCACTACAACCACACCCCTCGATACTTAATCAAAGGAGTACCGTTGTCACTTTTGATAACTTCTCCTGTTCGCACAGTGAAACTTTTGAATGGGCTAGTCAGATCAAGGACCCGTGTTTTATTCTCTCCGTTGATCAGTATTTTCCCCTCGCGGATTAACATTTCGACACGATCGCCTTTTTTTAGAGCCGCATTTGAAATACTGATTGTTTGCCGACCATTCGTTACTTTGACGCTGTTATCCTTTGAAGCGGTAAAACTAATGGAATCCGGCACAGAGTCATAAGGAATATACTCGGAAATTTCCCCGCCTGTTTCAAATTGTCTTGAATACTTTCGCGGATCTGGACAAGTAATTGTGTAACTAGAAACTACGCTGTCAGTATTCCCTGGAACTTTTTCTGCAGCAGAGTAGCGGCCATAATAAAAAGTGTCGAGTTCATCATTAAAATGAATCTCGACATCTTCTTGTTTGTATAAAATTCGCATCAGCTTTTTGAAGCTTCGCTGAAACTCAACTGGATTAGACTCTGTTAGTTTGTAGTGTATTATCAATGAGCGTTCAGGTAATCGCTGTGCTGATATATGAACCCCTACATTCTTCTTCTCGGATTCCAAATCAAGTGACAGCATTTCGCGACCTTCCACGAATAGCGTCTGGTATCCGGGAATAATTTTTTCAATCATTGTACCGCCGTATATCATCGCAGAAGTCGGAATCCACGATTTGTAAGCGGGTCGTTTCGTTGTGTCTCTAAATTGATACATTGGATTTTCCCATTCTTCCACGCTTCATCCTCCTTCTAAAATAGTAAGTTGAGATCTGCTACATCTCCTTGTTCGTCTGAAATATCCTGAACAAACGCACTAAACTCTTGCTTGCCTAAACGAAGTTTAATTACAGCTGGTTGTTTCGTTGACTGGTTTTCGTTTCTTGTGACAGTGTGCTTCACCCCTAGACTTGCGTTTAAATTGGCAAGCGCAGGAATGTCTAAAACTGATGCCATCGCGCGATTAATCTCATCCTGTCCAGAGTAAATCCCTGTTGAGATTGTTCCGCCAAAATTCAACTTATCTAAATCGCTAAGTGGTCCTTCTTTGGCTGGAGAGAATGGTAAATATTTACGAACTTTTGAAACAACCGCATTGATAGCCTTAGCCGGCAAACTAATTGCTGACCAAATTCCATCTGCAATCATTTTTACCAGATTCCAACCGGCATTTTTGAAGGTGGAGAAAAACCCTCTAACAACACCGATCACCGCTTCTAAAGCTCCAACAACAATTCCGCCGAGTCCATATAAAATTCCAGACGCGGCTTCCACCATTCCTTCCCAAGCCATCGACCAATCCCCTGAAAGTATACCGAGAATAAACTTGATCAAACCTTGGATTACTCGTAAAGCACCTTCAATCACTGCTGAAATTGCTGTCCAAATCCCTTCGGTTATTCCTTTAATCGCAGTCCATACTCCAACAACGATGCCTTGAATCACACCCATAGCATTTCGAATAAATTGACCGATTTTTCCATTCCAAATCGTATTTACTGCAGCAGCGATTTCCTCGTTATTAGCTTTCCACCAAGCAACGACACCGCCAAAAATTCGTTGGATCGTGTTTGATACGGTTTGAACAGCAAATGAAATTGTATTTTTTATAGATTCCCAAATCGTTGTGACAGCATTCCGAAAACCTTCGCTGGTGTTCCAAGCGAAAATAAACGCTCCAACTAATGCAGCAATGATCGCGATTACTATTCCAACCGGTCCAGTTAGAGCTGTAAATACCCCACCTAAAGCTGGGAATGAAGTAGAAAGGAATCCGACCGCAACTTTAAGTTTTGCGAACCATACAAGCATTGATCCTCCGACAAAAAGCAGAGGGCCAATCGCAGCTACTAAAGCAGCGATCGCCAGTGCCATTTTTTGAATAGGCTCCGGTGCATTAACGAACTTTTCAACTAATCCGCCAATTGTATCCGCAACACCTCGAATTGCTGGTGCCATGATTTCTTGAATTACTATTGCAGCAGACTCAAAAGCTCCCATCATTTGTTCAATAGATGAGTTCATGTTGTCTTGCATTGTCCGAGCCATTTCATCAGCAGCACCATTTGAATTCTTTAATGAGTTAGTTAATTCATTTATTGCATTTGGTCCCTTTTCAATTAATGCCATCATTCCTGATAGCGATTCTTGCCCGTAAAGAGTCACTAATGCGTTTTGCTGTTGTTCCGGTGTTAATCCTTGGAAAGCGTGTTGCAACATACCAATTTGATGCTCCAGTGATTTCATGTTGCCTTCAGCATCATAGAAACTCAAACCTAACTCATCCATTTTTGCGATCATTGGATCAGTCGGTTTTGCTAAACGAGATAAAGCTCCGCGAAGTGATGTCCCTGCTTGTGATCCTTTAATACCAGCATCAGACATGATACCAATCGCTGCGGATGCCTCTTCAAGCGAAATTCCCATCGCATTTGCTACTGGAGCGATATATTTCATCGCTTCTCCCATATCTGCAACCTCAGCATTCGTGTCAGCTGCCGCACGTGCAAACACGTCCGCAACATGACCTGCTTGACTTGCCTCAAGTCCAAATCCTCGCAACGCTGTTGCTGCATTCTCAGATGCCAAAGCCACATCGCCACCAGAAACAGCTGCTAAGTCTAAAAGACCAGGCATTGCAGCCATGATCTCGTTTGCATCAAAACCTGCAGAGGCTAGGTTTTCCATACCTGCTGCGGATTCTTTCGCGCTAAAGGCCGTTTTAGCACCTAAATCGATCGCTTGTTGCTTCAGTTGTTCAAAAGAATCGCCAGTTGCCCCAGAGATCGCTTTTACACGACTCATTTGCTCTTCAAAGTCTCCGCCAATTTTAGCAGCGGCGACACCAGCACCAAGTATTGGCACTGTAAGAAGTTTTGTCATTGACTTCCCGGCACTTTGCATCGTTGATCCAACAGCCATCATCGTGCTATTTGAATCTTTTTCGAAGGTTTCGACTGCAGATTGAGCATCCTTGAATGTCTGGACAAATCCGCTGTCGGTCGCCTTCAGGTAAGCCTCAACTGAAAATGATTCTGCTATATCGTCCCCCTCCCTTCTCTATACTCACGAAGGTTCCTAGCAATCTGTTTCAACTCATTGATTCGTTTTTCGTCCAATTTGCTTTTATGAAAATCAGTACCCTCTAATGCCTCATTAATTCGTTCTTCGTAATCATAAAAATCGATGAACTCCTTATAAATCGCGTTGCCTTTTCTATCTCTAGCCCTTACAGAGTTATTTAAAAAGGCTTGCTCATGACGCTTCATATCCTCGTCAACTTGAGAAAGCTTGAAAGCAATCATTCGCAATTCAAATTCTCGCAAGGTCATCTGATTGATCTCTTTAAACGATTTACAACCCAGAAAACGAAAAGCATTAATCGCCAAGTCTTCATAAAATTGACGGCTTGTTTTAGTTATTTTTGTTTTGCTACCTTCGCCGCTTGTTTTTTCAACTTTTTGATCATTGCTTTGGTTAAGTCCTGCTTTCCCAATTCATCAATCATTTCCTCCGAAAGCTTTTCGATATCCTGCGACATCAGCCATGCTTCAATTTCTGAACGACCAACTTTTGCCTTGTCTACTTGTAAAGCTTCAATAATATTTCGAAGAACAACAGGGTTATACTGTTGCAAATAAACTAACGAAGAACTAACTCCCATGCCGAATTTAGCTCCGCCATTTTGAACTTCATAAACACGATCTAACGCTTCAATCGCTCCAATGGTAAACTTCACTTCGATAACTTTTCCGTTAATATCAAGATTCATGGTTTTCCTCCTAAAATAAAAAGGCTAGGCGTTTGCCTAACCTTGTCCCGATTCTTCTTCACTACCTGCAGTAGTGTCTCTAAATGCATATTGCGCTTCTTCAATGACTTTATCTGAAACAGTCGCATAGCCTTTAACCGGCTTCCCTTCGATTGTTGCCTCCGTCTCGATTTCGTCCAAATCTTCAACGTTCGAAGGAACACTCCATTTGCCGACTTTACCGCGAGCGTATCGAGCGGGGTATTTCCCTTCCTTTTGGACTCCTTTTAAATCAACATCCCAAAACTCTACTGTAGCGCCATCCTCAACAGCGCTCAGCATGTATTCATTTTCGTCATCTCGTGACGCTAATCCCTTCAATGATAGCGACACTTCTAACCCGCCCGATGTCGGCACAGCTCCATCTTTTGTCTGCTGCGACTTGCTATCGCGCGAGTATTCCCATTTATGTTCAATCTGATAAAGCGGCTTTGTCGCAGCTGCAGAATCAGCTTCGTCTAAACGACGAACTAATAAAAGCTTGTCTTTACCTTGAATTGCTCCCATTAATATTCCTCCTAATAAAATCGCATTTCTAGCGGAATTACACAGTGCCAGAGTGCGGTGTTTGTCGTTGTATCTTGCAGCATCTGTGGCTGTGTACTATTGTTCAATATTTTCCAATTAAAGTTTTCTGATTGCCGAAAAGTCCTAAGTTCATGCATAATAGCGCCTTTCATATCAGAAACCTGCTTACGTTTTGTATGCAACCCATAAATGTGAATGGATAGTTGAATCGTTCCAAATAGTATTGATTTAGTCGCTGTTGGCAGCTCCTGAGATTCGCCTATGTAAACGAACGGATAAGGCGTTTTATCTGGTGGGAGATATGCGAAAACGTTGTATCCCAAACCTTGACAAATCTTGAAAACTTCATCATATAGTTCTTGATCCGGTTGTTTTATCATCATTTCACCAACCTTTGCATTTCTGCGATAAATTTGACTTTCTGATAATTAAAAGCATTTGAAATAAAAGGCTGCGCTGCTTGAAATCTTGTTCCATAGTTGACGTAAGGTGCATACTCTGCTGTTGGCGTCACCATTCCCACTAATCCTCCACTCATGATCGCCATAGTCACAGAACGTCTCAGAAAGCCTGTATCAACAGGTGCCTGTCTTTGCATTTGATTTGCTAACTCAGCAGTGTTCGACTTTACGACCTTCTTTGCTGCTTCCAAACTAATCGCACGCTCAATATGTGCGATCAATGAGTCTGTTCCTTTAAACTCAAGCTTTGGTTTCATTAACAGCCACCTCTTGTACAATCAGGCTATGCCGTCCTGACGGATTTCTAGCAGTGGTTTCCCTGAATGTCTTGCCATCAATCTCGATATGATCAAATTCAGGCAAAGAAAAAAGAGGCAAGGTTCGAATGACCTTTGCCCCTTCTCTGATATCACCGAAAACTTTCACACTACGTTCTGTACCAAGATCGGTCACATTAGCAACCGTTTCAGTTCGTTTTGCTTCGCCATCAACCCACTCACCAAGATCTGGATCATATTTTGATTCCCTAGAATCTTTTACAAAGGTGATTTCATCAGTGTACCTCATAAGAATCTCACCTTGCCCTTTCTCGGGCCAAGCAGACCTTTCTCCTGATCTTTGAACTCATCAATCTCTCGACGGTACTCTGAAAAATCAGAATCAGGAAAGACCATCGAAAGTCCTTCCTGCGAATAAGATTGCATACCTTCCTGTCCGATCCGATTGAACCTTTTGAGAGTCACTTCGTACGATATATACTCAAACTCTGCAGGAATTTCGGACACGCTCAGCAACGACCATAGACGCTCTTTTGTCCGCCGTTCGATGATCTCAAGCTTTTCATCGATTGTGCCAGAGAGTAGCTTTTTAACATCTTCTGCGATTGTTTCAGCCATAAGATCCCCGCCTATCCAGCTGCTTGAGCTGTAACTGCAATTGACGTCGTAAACGTTCCTGACGTAAAGTTAATTGTAGCTGTTCCAGCTGTAGCGATCGTGGCTTCAAATACTCCATCGCCAGTCTTGGCAACAGTAACGATTGACTCATCGCTAGATGCAGCTGTGGTTGCTGCAATCACTGTTGCAGAATCAGAAGCATCAGCTGGATCTGTAGTGATCGTAAACGTCTTAGTATCGCCTACCTTACCGGTCCAAGTTTTTTGGCTTGGAACGATTCCGGTAGCAGGCGCTACGCTTTTGGGCTGATTTTCGCGAAAGCTTCGTCTTTAACGATCATGAAACCTACATCCATCGTGCAACGCAAAGCCAATAATTCTTGTTCGAACAAATTGACTGGCGTTCCATCTTCATTCGTTAATGTTGACAGTTGTGCTTCTTCCGAGATTTTGAACGAGATATTAAACGGAATACCGTAGAACATATAATCGAAGTCTCCAGCGTAAAGATTGCCTTTTTCTAATGCTTTTAAGTCAGCGACAGGGAAACCATCAATCGTATTCGCTGCACGATCATAGATGAATTCTACATTTGAACCAACCGTTTGAGCGGCAGCACGCAGTTCTGTACGGTTTTTCCGATTTGAGATAAACGCATTTGGTTCAAACTCGTTTTCTCCTAGCAAATCTTCTAATGCTAAAATATTGTCATAGCTCAATGGACCGTTGATGACATTAGAAGCTGCGACCATTGATTCATCTAACGTTTGTGGGTCTGGATTGTCAGTGTTTAACAATGCCGCTGCGTCAAACTTTTTATAAAATGCTTCAGCAATTTTTGGCTGCATTGCAGTAAAGAAATCTGACATTTTGTATGTTAAATACTCACGTGAAACAGGAATGATTACACCCAATTTCTTAGCGACCATTGTTGCATTTAACCATTTTGGTTTAGACGTCTTGATCTTTTCACCTTCACCAACCCAGTATGCGCCAGGACCTTCAGCAAAGTATTCAAATTTCTTTTCCTTGTCAGTCATTTCTTCGTATTTCGCTAATTGCATGATTTTAGAGTTTTCCATTACCTCATTCAAAATTAGCGTGTTGTACTTGTCGGGGATTTTACCCTCTTTTGTTTCATAGACGGTTACGTTGTCGGGATTCCAAGTCTGAGCAAAGTATTGCAAATTCATATTCATTAATCGTTTGTTTTTCATTTAGTATTTCCTCCTATTTAATGATTCTGTTTTTCTTGGCTAGATCAGCTACAGTCTTTTTTGAATACTCGCCAGCTGTAAACTGTCCGCCCTCGCCTGGTGTAGTTTGACGAGCATTTTGTTTCTTGATTTTCGAAGCAAAAGCGATAACTGCGTTTGTAGCTTTCTTCGTTGCTTCTGCATCGTCGCTAACGACTAAGGAAAGTAAATCATCATCAAAGGGCAACTCGTTCTCAGAGAGCATTTTAGATGCCTCTTTTGACATCTCATTTAAAGTCTGTTGACGTTTCAAATCATTGATCTCTGATTCTTTTTGCTCAAGTTGATGTTTGAGCTTTTCTTCCGCATTCATCTTCGCTAATTTCTTCGCTTCTTCTTGCTTGGCTTCAAAATCTTTTTCCCATGCCGCTTTAGCTTTGCTTGTTTCAGCAGCAACAATTTTTGCTAACTCTTCACGAGAAAATGTTTTGCCAGTGCCCTGCTCACCTTCGCCGCCTGTGGATTGTTGGTCTTCGCCTTGTGACTGTTGCTCCTGTTGTGAGTTAGTCGACGCTCCTCCACTAGCACTATCACCGCTACCACCTTCTCCGCCTTCAGCAAATAGTTGTAAATTCATTTTCAAAGGGAATGTTGGCATTAATAAACTTTTTTTCACGAGTAAACCTCCGCGGTTACGCCGCTACCCGATAAATTTGATCAGTTACGCCGATCAATCGAAACAGCTCAATTTATACCGCCCCGAGCAGTAGAGGGCATAATAAAAAGCCGTTAGCGAATGGGCTAGCGACTTTAAATGACTTTGATATATTTGCTATTGTTTTCTTCGAAATCGCGCATAAACCACCAAAATGTATCTTCTGCTAATTCTTCATTGAACAAACTTTGAAACTTAATCTTGAAAGAATACCAATAGAAAGGAAATTTGAGTTTAATTTTAAGTGTGAATGTTTTTGACATAATATTCTCCTTATTCAATAATCCTCTTATAAACAACCTTCGCACCCATCCGCTCATACCAACTAGTCGTTTCTAAAAGGTTAGGTAGTGTGTGGGAAATAATTGAAATGGTTAATCGATCTTTAGTAGTTCCTTCTGCAACATTTACAGATGCATAATTGCCATTCCATACCGGTTTTAGCTCATTACTAATCAATTCTTTATTACTGTTGTAGATTGGGTTCTGTTTCCATTGAGTACTATTTTCAGTTTCAATGGCTTTTTTATAAGCTTTTCCAAGCCCTTTTTGAACTTCAATAGTTAAAATGACTTCGTTAAAATCTTTCATCTTACACCCCTCTTTCCTTAAATGACTTCTCAACTTTCACGCGATCTACATATGGCGCGGTTGAACACCTACAATTTGCATGCATCGGGCTAGCATTTTGACCTGGAGATAAATCTTCGACCTTAAATATCTTTCCGTTCAATGGTAAACAGACAGGGCAAGCATTCGGTTCAGCGATAAACTCATAATCTTCGATATCATATTTCTTATAGCTTTGCTTTTGAATCTCTGTTTGAACTCTAGCTGATTCTGTTCGCATCAGCCGTTCCGCTTCATACTTTCTCGAATCAAATAGATTACGTAGTTTTCTAGCCATGTCACGTGGGTTCTTACCTTGCGTAACCGTTTGGACTAACAATTTATCTAACTCAGCTTTAAACGCCTCCATGTTGCCCCAGATACGTTCAGAAAACGTCGCAGAATGAAAAGAACCATTTACGACAGCCTCTACAAAATTTTTGTAGCCATCGAAAATGGTTTCACCTAATATGCCAGCTTGTCTTTTAGCTTCAGCAATACCTTCATTTGTAAGCAAGTCAGCAGTGTACTTATCAAGATCATCAGATAAAGCGATCAATTCAAGTCCTATTTGTGACTTCAATAATTCAAGTCGATTAACTCTCATTGTGACATTGTAAAGACGTAGCTCCTCGTTTGCTGTCTTAGAAAAATCCTTAGCCTTAACATATCGTTTGGCTTTTCTGGCAAAGGCTTTAACGTCCATCTCCATTGAAACCTTTTTAGCTTCGGATAGCGACACACCTTCTTTACCAGCAAAACGTTGCCAATTCGCGTCAATTTCTTTGTTGATATTGTCAATCGCAACTTGAAACCTTTCAGCAATATCTTTCTTCATTTGCCGCTCGCCTTTGATCATTTGTGCAATGTGTTGCTCCTCTCGTTGACGCCAGTAATCTTTTGAGTTCATTACTCAACACCAGCTTTATCTTTCGTTTCCTGCAAATAATTAGTTCCGGTGAAGTCGTAGTCTGGAACCGTTCTTTTCGGCTCTTCTTTTTTAACTTTGTTAATCTCGTCCTGCACACTTTCAACGAAAGAAGCCAGCCCAAGTAACGTTTCTTGACTGAACTGCACACCAGAATCAACTAGTGCTTTCAACTCTTCGAGGATCGCCTTCGGTAAGTTCGGTGTAAAGCTGATTTTCAAACCTTTCAGATCAGCATTTGTTAATTCACTGACTTCTTGCTTTAAGTTGAACAACAACCGATAGCGCCGTGTCAGCGATTTTTTAAAGAGCCGTTGTTTGGTCGCGGTCATTTGCTGAAAGCCGAAAAGTTTATACTTCATCGCTTCGCCTGATTGCACACCAGAAAACTTTTCATCGGTTAAGTTGGGAACCATAGCAGTTTCATAGATGTCACTTTTGACACGATCCTTGTGCGATTCCACGCCTTGAACATCGTATTGCTTGTAGATGTATCCTGCAGTCACCGCGGTTTTATTTCCGTTAATATCGACACCTGATTCAAGCAACAACATGTTTGCATCTTTCATTTTTGCAGCGTCATCGGCTGATAGACCTGCAGCTTCGATATCTCCGCTAATTACTAACAAAGCATCATTTAAGTCCGTCATGTAATTAGCGGTATCAGACTGAGCCGAATCGTATAAATCAATTTGAGAAAGAACATCTTCATATATTCCCATCCTAAAGCGATTGCTTGAGTATTCAACGACAGGAACTTCCTTATGACTATGCGACTCGCGATGATCCTCAACAAGCTTGATTGCATCTAGTTTCGTTTCTTGATAATAGATCGTTTCATCCGCTGTATAAACAATGGGCATGATTCGCATCTTATCAGCATTTTTATTAAACTGTGCCTTTGGATATCTAATTGCTAAGATAGGCCTGCGTTTCATTGTCAGATCGTAAACAACAAATGTTTCAAAAACATTAGATAAATCTACGTAATCTACGTCATCTTCATCGCGATAGTGGATTTCGTAGGCTCGACCGTATTTGTCAACGTCTAACCATAGTTCGCTATTTAAGCCATCAATATCGTTATTTGTATTGAACTCATCAATCGCTTGCTGACTCGTTTCGTCTTCAATCTCAACCTTGATTGGATTTCCTGTATTGTAACCAACATCAAACGTATAAATAATCTTGCCAAAGTTATGCGCAGCACGATGATCGGCTTTCTCTTTTTCTTTACGTCGTTGATTACGTAGAATATTCGTGTTACGAGCCTTGCTATATTCGTCTAGCACTTCAAGCCTCGGAACTTGATTTTGATAATGATCCATAATCATTGCAGCCAATGTGTCTAAATCATCCAGCAAATCTTCCGCAGACGAAAAGCGATAATGTAGGTTCGATTCAATCGGGAAAGTAACGTAATTGATATTCACGCCGTCTTTCGTATTTGAATCAATACCGTGCTCAAATTCATTTACCTTATCCATTGTTCACTCTCCTTAAAACATCCTCTTGATTATTTGGCGGGTTTCTTTTGATACATTCGACTTACGTTTCGCCCACATGTCTTCGTTAAACGCATATCGAGTAGCGTCGATCGTATGATTGTCTTTGTCTTCTAGCCGCGGCTTCGGATTACCGTCACGATCCGTTTGATAATCAATATTTTCGAATTCTTTGGCAATGTTTGGCGTTCTGAGCGGATCGATGTATATCGCATCTAAATCGTCTAGCCATTTTTCACCGTATTCAACACTATCAGGCCCTTTAGTAACTTGCCTTATCTTCGATATGTCATGCTCATTTCTCATCTCAGCGTTTGATTTAGGCTCAACCTCTGCAATGATGTCTTGGTAGTGATACTTATTGCTCTTAATCCATTGAGCTGCACGACGATTGCTACATTTAACCTCGTATAGTTCATCAATGGCATATATGCAATTCCTTTTCTTGTCATAGTGCCAACGCACAAAAGCAAGAGGATCTGTTGCGTAACCATAGTCAAGACCTTGACGAATGTTGTCAAAATCAGCCACCATTTCATCCGTAATACTTCCTGGTTCTACTTGAAGATTATCGAACGGAACAACACCTGAACCGATGGCTTTGCCTAAATACTCCCAATCATAACGCCTTGAATTACGTTTTTTTGTTGCTTCTGCCTCTT